TTCGCGGCCTGCGCGGCGTCCTCGCCGAATTTCATGCCGTCCCGGATCATTTTCGCTGCGTCCAGCGCCTCGCCCCCGATCGGAACGGCGGCGGAGGCGGACCATGCGGCATCCTTCCAGTCGCCTTGCGCCGCGTACCAGCCGGCATTGGCCAGATTGGCCACGGTGCCGACCACTGGCACCATCCCGAGGGCGTCGAGGGCGGTATGGCCGAAGTCAGACGGCGATATTTTTCGGATCGCGTGACGGGCCTCTTCGGCAACGTGGGCGGTGCCGACAGCCGCCCGGTCGAGCGCTTGTGCGAACCTCTTGTCGCCGTCCTCGACCGCGTGCGCGACCGATCCGATCGCGTGGCCAATGCCGCTAAGGAAGCTCACATCGTCCTCCGCGCCAGGCGGCAAACGCCATTCGTCGCGACCGCGGGTTCGCGAATTCCGATTCCTGCGTCAGCCCAAATCTAATCGCTGCTCGTGACACTCATTCGACGGGAGAGGAATGGGGGTGGCCTGACGGAATCTCCTGGTTGGAGGCCCGTCACCGCCTCGCCCCGGCCGGTTGGAGGAACGCCTGCGGCGCGCCCCAGCGGAAGAACGAGCCGGCATCGCTGCTCGCGATGGTGAGGCCGAGATAGCGGCCGGATGAGCGCAGGTCGATCAGCCCATCGGTGGGCGCGATGATCTGCGTATCGGTTTCGAGCGCGGTTGCGTCGCGCAGGCGGTCATAGGTGGTGATCGTCAGGCTGATGTTGCCGGCCTGGTCCTTGAAGTCGGGCTCAAAGGCGCTGATCTCCGATGTGCGCACCGCGCCGTCGAGCGCATAGCTCGCCAAGGTGAGACTGTACGGCAGCGGGGAGCGGGCGGCATCGTTGCCGTTCTCATGCTGATAGATGAAGCCGTCGGTGCCGCCCATGTAGGGCCGGGTGTCGCCCTGGGTGAAATGGGTTCCCGAGGCACGGCCCAGCACCTGCGGCGACCAGCACTGGTCGCCGATCGAATAGATGACCGAGAGGGTCGGGTTGGTCTGGCCGACCACGGTGTAGAAAAATTCGATCTCGTTGAATTTCGGATTGTAGACCGCGCTGCACTGGTAGCCGTAGCTGCGCTGGAGATTGGTGAATACGAATTTGCGGACATCCTCGACGTTCGGCATGGCGTGCACTGCGCCGTCGTACGTGAGGAACGTTTCGTGGCCCATCCAGTAGGCCACGCCGTTCACCGTCACGGCGGCGCCGGGTGCGATCAGGCCACAGTCGCGGCCGATCAGGCTGGTGTCGTGCACGTACTTGTTGCCGGTCCACTGCATGCGGTAGCAGGCGGCGTCCGACCAGATCAGCGAGACGAAAGGCTGCAGCACGCGGCCGGCGACCAGCTTGGTGCCTTCGGTGAGTGTCCGTATGTTGGCCGTATTGGTCGGCGTGGGCGTCCAGGTGGTGTAATCGCCCTGGCTGCACCAGGACATCACCATGTTCTCGCGCAGCGCGACAACGAAGCGCTCGGCGGTGACGAAGACAAAGCGGCAATCGGTGGGCACGCCGGGATCGGACGATGCAGGTTGCGCGCGCGGCCACGGTTGGGCTTGACTCGGGTCGAATTGGTAGATCGTGCCGCCGTTGTAGGCACCGATGAGGATCTTTCCGAAATGATCGAGCGACCACACGCGCGGCTCGATGAAGATGGTCGAGGATGGCCGCGGCGTGCCCCAGGCCCCGATGCCCCAGGGCCCGACGCCCCAGCCGAGGCCATAGGCGCCCAGCTCGGTGCCGACCGGGATCTCGTAGGAGAACGACACCGCATTGCCGCCGCCGCTCGCCGTTCCGCTCGCCGTGATGCCGGAATCGAATCGGTAATTGTTCAGATCGGTGATGCTCTGGACAATCCACATGCCGTTCGGATTGATCCCGCCGACCGAAGAGGCGCCGGCGAAGATGAGCGCGTCGCCGACGTTGAGCCCGTGGTTGGTGTGGCTGACCGACACAACGGTCGACCCGATTGTGGTCGCGAACGCATTGTTGGGCAGCCCACCGGTTGAGCGAAGCGGCGTGATGTCGTTCTGAACGAGCAGGCTGTCGTAAACGTAGAGCTTGCGATAGGTGCCGGCCGCGAGGAACTGATTGGTTTGCAGGTCGCGCCAGGCATGGATCGCGCGCGGCGTGCCGGACGTCGCCGCCGCATAGGCCGTGACCCACCCTCCCCGCTTCTCCGGTCGCTGCCGAACGAAGCGCACCATGTTGCCGTTCGACCAGCGGCCGGGAATGACCTTGTCGGTCTCCGTGAGCACCACGCCGGGCGGCGGCTGAATCGGGAACGGTGTGGCCTCGGGCATGGCTAGAGCATGATCCCGAAAAAGCCCGCCCCGGACTTGATCCGGGGTGGATACCGGTTTTCGGAAAAGATCATGCTCCACCTAGACACGGATGCAGGTGGCGAACACCGCCGACTCCGGCCGCGTCTCGCTGCCGCCGGCGGCGTTCACCGTGACGTTCGTGGTCGTCGAGGTGGTCGTGCTGACGCTGGTCGTTGCGGATGCCGAATGAACGTGATCTGCGCCGCTGACGGCCACGCCGAAATTATGATTGTGATTTTGGTTTTCGCTTCCGGTGACATCGGTCGCGGTGGACACGCAGATGGTGTCTTGAACCGAGCCGCTGCCGGCAAGGTATTTCTGCCCCGTCACTGGTTTCGTATAATTGTGGTTGAAGCCCTGGTTCTCGGTGTTGGTTGTCCCGCTGCCGGACATCGACAGCGCGCCGCTGGTGTTGACGGTGACGCTCGTTGATGCGGAGGATGAGCTGGAGCTCGAGCTGCTGGCCGATGCCGCGTGATTGTGCGAGACGACCTGGTTGGCCTGGGTGCTGCCGGGGGGAAGCGAATTCGTCCGCGAGCGGCGATAGCGGCCGGTATCCTTGAGGTTCGGCAGGTTGAACGTGGTAAAGCCGTCGCCGCCGCCCCAGGTCGTGCCGATCTTGGCATAGAGATCGGGGTATCGCGTGCGCGAGATCGCGCTGCCATCGCATTCGAGCGTGCCGGGCGGTGGATTCGATCCGGCGAAATCGCGCACTTCGCCGACGTCGTGGCGATCGGCGCGCAACAGGCTGTTGGCGCCGTCGCAAAAGACGATCTTCTCCGTCCCTTGCGGCACCGCAATGGTCGAGCCGCTCGGCGTCTTGAGCAGAAGGGCGAATGCGCCGCTGGTCTGGTTGAGGATCAGCCAGCGCTTGGGGAGATTCGGCACGACGACGATCTGGTCACCGGTCAGGGCGCCGGTAAATATCTGCTGTTCCTCGATGACCGTGCTGGCGGCATTCGGCGGGTTTAAGCCGCCGGCCGAAAGGTCGAGCGTCCCTCCGGTGACCGGGCGCGCGATCTGTCCGGCGATCGCCTTTTCCAGAATGGCGCCGACGGCGTTGTTCCAGTTGTCGCCCCAGATGTTGTTGTCGTTCCCGGTTCCCATCTTGAGGATGCCGAGAATCGGGGAGAAGGTGTCGGCAGCCATCTAACTCACCGTCGTGTCATACGTCGCGGCGCTGTCGGTCATGTCGCTCTCCGCGTTGGTGGCCTCGATCAAGGCTTCGAGCCGCTGCATCTGCTTGGCGTATTCGGCGTCGTTGCGCATGAAGTCGGCGGCCTCCGCCAGGCACGCAGGGCGGAGCAGGTGCGGGAAGCGGTTGGTGAGGAAGTTTGACGGGTTGCCGCTTGACAGCGGCGCCGGCGATTTGAAGCACAGCAATTGCAGTGTCTGCGACGTGGTGAACCGCGCCTCGAACTGCAGCATCTCGTCGAAGATCGCGAAATATTGCGGCGGCCCGTCGATCAGGGTGCCGTCCGTATTGAACTGACGGCGCGCCATCACATCGGCCGCGCTGCGCAGCTTGTACTCGAGATTATCGGGAGCCGAGCGCAGCAAGCGGACTTCGAGGAAATTCGCCGGCAGGGCCTTCCGGTAGTCGGTCGCAACAACGGTGATCGAGGTGTCGAGGGTGCGCATCTCGCGCACGCGCAACCGCTGAAAGATCAAGGCCTGCGCCTCGGCGAGCACGGTATCGCTGTCGATCCTGGAATAATTGATCCAGTACTTGATCGAGCCGGCGGTGTTCTTGTCCGCCACGAGGCTCGCGTAGGTCATCGGCATCGATCAGCCGCCGAGCTCGTCCTTGGGCCGCAGCCGTGGCGTCACCTCATTGGCCGGCATGATCCGCTGGTCGTAGACCAGAAAATCCACCAGGTCGGCGAGCTTGGTGAAGCTCTTGTCGAAGCGCGCCCGCGCCGCGGCGAGGACCTTGCCGGCGGCGTATTTCTTCTCGCCCTTGAGCCACAGCTCGAGGCTG